ATTGTATCTGGTGCTGTTGTAAAACCAACAACTGATATAACATACGGCAAATTTTATCCCGAAACAGGAGTTATTATTCTTGATGTAATCGCATGCGGTGGTGCAACATTTTTCTCAGGATATGCAACGCCAACTAATTCTGATAGCAATAATACACAACGATTTTATCATGCAATATCTGGGGGAGCATATTTTGCATCTCGAAGAGAAGAATCAATAAGGTCCACTCACTATTTCTGTAGAGTTAAGCACGATATGTACAATCACAGTCAAAATCCTACGTACTTTACAGCATCAGATAATCAATTAACAGTGCCGTCATTTAGAACTGATCCTCAGTCATATATTACCACAGTTGGTCTTTATAATGGCTCTAATGAACTTTTAGCAGTAGCTAAGCTTTCTAGACCAGTACTTAAATCCTCTAGTAGGGAAGCGCTGATAAAAGTAAGATTAGATTTCTAAATCATAAGGTTGCCATTTTAATTGTTATAGAATATTTATTGTAAACATAGGATACGTGTATGTTCACACCAATTCGAAAAGAAGACAGGAAAGTAACACCGTACGAAGTCAATAAACAATTTTCAGCTCAGTATTACGGCGGTATTGATACAGCATCTGATTTAGGAATAATGCATTTATCTGCAATCACAGGTAGTTTGCAGGGAAATCCAGGCTTTGTAAGTAGTTCTGCACCCGTTAATACATTTGTCAATTCTGACAATGAGACTCTTACAATTTATAAAGAACCATTATATCGACAGATTAAGTTTAATTTTTTTGAGTTTGCTAGGGGTGATAATAGAATAAGGACAGTACCACAGCCCCAGTATGTTTTAGATTCAAATTCTCGTCCATTTGGGCACCCCAAAGGCACAGGGTCAGAAATTGCTGGAACATATGTTCCTGACTATGACACGCTTGGTTTAAGAAGAATTTATGATAAAGTTAATGTTGTTAGTATTCCTCAAAAATTATTTGGAGAAGGAATCTTATCAGGATCACTAGAGCTAACAGATTATTCTAATGGTTCAGCGATAACAATTGTTGATGATGGTTACGGAAACCTCTATGATCAAGCATATGAGACAGAATTTCAAAATGCTACACCCACAGCAGATGGTTCAGGATCATCTTTGGGTGTTGTTTCTTATGATCATGGACTAGTTATGATTTCTACAACAGGCAGTTATTATACAAATGTTGCAGAAGGATCTGATGCAACTGGATGGAAACTAAAATTCAATGCTAAAAGAACAATTTATGAACATGAGTATACATGTATCGTGCCAAAAGAGCAGTATAATGCAACAATGAATATAAGCACAATATATCAGAGGAGTGGAAGCTTAACAATACCTTCTTCTTCAGCACAAATAAGTACATTAAGACATATTTTACCACCTGCTGAGTTTGCTTATTCGACAACAGGTTATAATGCTAGTAATATTACAGAACCATTTGTTACACATTCTTTTTTTGCTCCTTATATAACAACTATTGGACTGTATAATGATCACGGAGACTTATTAGCTATTGCAAAAACTTCTCGTGCTTTACGTAATGATCCTGAGATTGCTATGTCTTTTGTTATAAAATTTGATATTTAGTATTACAGGAGAAAATGTATGTTGAAAAAGATTATATTTAGTTTACTATTGACCTCATCTTTGTTTGGTCAGGGTTTCATAGCAGATTTTTTTAAGTATTCAACTGCTTATGCTAGCTTTAGTTTAAATGCACCGCGACATCAAGATGATATATTTCGTATTGTAGGTGGGCTAGATACTGGTGACTTAGAAATTGAAAGAGAAGATAGAGAATTAGAATCAAATTTTGAAAGATCATTTGGATTAAGAAAAATTGGTAGATTTAAATATGAACCAAAAAAGGGAATTAAAAATGCTGGAAAGGGCGGAGATTGGTATGATGGTTCTGAACAAAATGCTAATAAGAATGCTACAGTAGGACCTGTGAAGGGTTGGGAGTATTTAATTAAATGGTCTAATGGACGAATATGGGGCGATGAATATTTGAACCAAGAATATTGGGTTCGATATATTAGTAATTGGTTTGTAGTTAAAGTTGGCTGGACAGAATTGGGACTTGAAGATATAACTTATGGTCAAGGTGATGTAAGATTAAAATGGTCCCCAGGCTTCTTAGATAATAAATTATCAGTTAGCGTTGGTGCTAAGCATAGGCAACATCCAGTATATGGATTCGATGCTATGGTACTAGATACTTCTTGGTATAAGGGTACTTGGTGGGATTTTGCAGAAGACGCGTTCGGTTGGGATGATAACAGATGGTATATAGTTGATGATAACTTTGAATATCATGAAGGAACGTTAGTCTATTTTGACGAACCCTCAGATTCTTGGCTTGATGTCCCTGGCGATGGTCCATTCTTTAATGGAAACGGAGAATTTCTTGGATATGATTATTTTTGGCTTGATGAGAATGGAGAAATAGTAGCTTGGTCAGATAGAGAATTTTTCCTTTATCAGTTTCCAGGATTATTGAATGAGTATATTGATGATCTTAAAAAAGATCTTGGATATCAGAGTGAAACATCCTTAATATTGGGTGCTGACTATTATCACTATGGAGATAGATGGTGGATTCACGCGTGGGGTAATTGGATGCCATATCATTATGGGCACGATAAATATTCTTATCACAATGCTACACATTATAAAGAGCATTTAGAGAAAGGTATGGAGCCTCATATGATGATGTACATGGAGCCGATGTGGATGGAGTGGAATGATTATGATTATGGTGCAATTGTTGGTGTAAAAGTACAGGATAATCTTGGAATTTTTGCTGAAGGCAGCTACCTCTATTATTGGGATAAGCCTGCATATAGTTTTAAAGTTGGTTTGAATTACCAATTTGTGGGGTTTGATTTATAATCATGAACGGCGGTCTTAAAATAGGAAAATTGTTATGTGATGAAGATGTCATTACAAAAAGACAACTAAATCAGGCACTACAAGATCAGATTAGGGGTGATAAACGATCTCTTGGTGAAATACTTGTTGACAAAGGTTTTTGTACTCTTGATGATATAACAGAAGTTATAATGAGAAGCACTGAAGAGAATGGTCATGAACAACATCATGAAACGATTGTTGAAAAAATAGAAGGGCCAAGTCAAAAAGAACCAATAGACATAAGTGAAGACGCGGTGATGAAAACAAAGTTTGCATTAGATGTCAAAACAATGATAGCTGCAGCGACAGGTATCGCATCCTTAGTTGGAATGTGGTATATGTTACAGGCAGACATACAAGAAGCAAAAGAGTTACCTAAAATTGGTAACATATATAATCAAGAATATCCTTCTAGGCCTGCAGGGTACAATTGGCCACGTTCTTATGAACAGTATAAAGATCAAGTTGGTACTTTGCAAGAAGACATGGATGAAGTGTTGGATAAAATAGTTGAAGTAGAAAATAAAATTCAAGAGCTACGTATTGAGGTAGCTAAAAAGAGGAATAAATAGGAGCTAAGTTATGAAACGTTTTATAGCATTACTTATTTTAATTACATTTTTAATAGCAGGTGTTAATGGTAAAAATTTTAAGGATGCTGTTGCAGATGGAGTAGTTGTTGTGGTATTTACATCCAAGTGGAGTGACGCAAATGTTGATGAGTATATCAAAGGAGTACAGGGACATGAGGATGCAAAAATAATAACAGCAGCTTCTGAGGATACTAAAAAGATTTGTAAAAAATTAAGATTGAGAAATTTTCCTTCAATTGCGTTATTTATTAATGGTGATAAAATAGAAGTATGGAAAGGCGATATGGACGGCATTATAGAAGTTGAGCCAAGAGATATTAAAAAGGCAATTGAAGGTGCAATTGCAGGAGATATATTCTAATGATAAAATTAAAAAATCTGCTTAAAGAATCATTTACTACGAAGTATTGGGGAAGTAGAAAATTTGGTGATAAATTGCCGACCCTTGGTGATTATAAAAAATTAAAAGAAGATAATCTAAATGAAGGCGTAAATAAAAGATTAGGTTGGATGGATGAACTTATTGATCAACTTGGATCTGAGAAAAAAGTATTGGAAGAAGTATTTAGAGCATTGTCTGATAAAGAAGCAAAAGAAATTCATGCATGGATTATGAGACACTGGAGTTAGATGTGATCAAATTAAAAGACATATTACTAGAAGACTATACTATTGCTTTAGCCAGAGCATATCATGTTGCGATGGATCAAAAAGATTATGATGAGCTGGGTAGAAAAATAGATAGAAATAAATTCAAAAGATATTTTCACATACCCAGAGATGCAGATGAAGATCCAAATTATAAACGAGATCCAAAGTTTAATATTAAAAAATTAACTCAATTAAAAGAAAAAATCAGGAGATAAGTTATGGGATTGTTAAGCACACTTACTAGTGCTGCTGGAAGTTTATTGGGCGGCGATGTGATAAAAGATGTGGGCAATATCATTGATAACCTACATACTTCAGGCGAAGAAAAGGCAGAAGCAAGACAGAAAATTACAGAAATTTTAGCCAAAGCAGAACAAGCTGCTCAGGCCCAAGTGTCAGCAAGATGGGAATCTGATATGAAGCACGGAAGTTGGTTGAGTAAAAATATTAGGCCGCTGACTTTGGTATTTCTTACATTTGTATTTACAATATTAAGTGTATTTGATGGTAATTTGACAATTGCTGGAGAGATATTCTCAATAGGTGCAGCTTACGTGCCAGTATACCAGACACTACTGATGACTGTATACGCAGCATACTTTGCAGGTCGTTCAATAGAAAAAGTAAAACAGGTAGCATCATGAAATTAAAAGATTTTTTAAATGAAGTAGATTCTAAAAAAGCCATCATGTCTTTAAAGAAAGATTATCCTGGGTCAGAGGCTCATCAAGCAGACGGTGATGGCTCATCAGCAAATGCTCAAACAACTGATAAAACTTGGGATGATGGTGCTCCAATGACAAATAAATTTGGGCCAAAGAAAAAAGTAAAAGTACCAAAAGGTAAGTTTTGGATTTTGGATTCATCGAAATTTTGGTACTATGAACTTAAAGGTACTTGGCATGCGATTAAAAAAAGTGAATACGGAACGCCACCAGGATTTGAGTATTAGGAGTATGAAAATGAAAGAAAGTACAATACTTAAATCACAATTACGAAAAATTATTAGAGAAGAAATATACTGGGAGTTATATGAATATGCAAATGAGCCTGATATAAAAAAACAATGGGGCGTAGTACTTAAAGGCGGCAGTATCAGTTCGAATAAAGGTTGGAATGTTGAGGGAATGTCACTGAGATATTCATTCGATTCAGAAGCTGAAGCCAAAGATCAGGTTAAACGAAGCAACAAAAGATTGAGCATTGGTGAAAGAAATGATTATGGGATGAAATATTTGGCTAAGGACCTGATAAAATTTAAATCCGGATTGAAGAAAAACCTTTCACATCTAGATGAAGCAAAGAAGAAAGTTGATATAGCGAGTTTATCAGTAGGAAATACGTATAAGGATTCGAAGGGATATCCAGTTAAGATTGTTGATATAAGTGGAAGCGGAAGTTCTTGGAAGATCACATATCAAGATGGTCATGGAAAAAAGAAAATAGTAAGAACATCACTTGATAAGGGTATTAACTTATATGAATCTGTAAATGAAGGTAACTTGCCTAGTAATATTCAAAAATGGATTAGAGATCGAGGATCAAAACCCAGTAAGGATGTTAAGATGATTGGTAAATGGGTAAAAAAACTTACAGGCCATGAAATTTCTGGTGGGGTTGCAATTGGAAAGAATTACAATACTCTTGTGTTGGACATTGAACATCAAGATGCCGCAATTCATTATGACACTACTAGCGGTGAAATAAAATTATATAAGAAAAAGATTCGTAGCTTTAACGATTTTGAAAAAGTATTTCAAGCAAACGAATCTGTAAATGAAGGTACTAGATTCCGTGTTCGCAAATCAGACGCTAGGGCAGTTACAAAATTGATTTTAAGAAATGGATGGTCTGCTGAAAAAGCTAACATGGGTCGCGATGTGAGGTTTGATATAGAAGGAGATGACAAAAAGATTATGAATACTCTAGCTAAACATGGAATAATTATTTCACATCTAGATGAAGCTAAAGTAGAAGATGTATTGAAAAAATATGTAAAAAATCCTTATGGAATTGGAGCAGAACGTGTCAACGATGAAGGGAAATTTTACTCATTACTTTTTAGTGATTCTCATAGTAGAGAAGAAACAATTAAGAAACTTAGAAAAAAAGGCATACTTGCAAAAAAGATGCGAAAAATGATGCAACCTAAAAGTATGGAATATCGCTATGAACTTGTATTGCATAAAGAATCAATCAATGAAGATATAGTACGCGGTAATGAAGTTCACGCTAAAACAAAAAAAGAACTTAAAGCGGCCATAGCAAGAAGTATGAAAGAGATACTAGCTGGCAAGACACCAAAATACGATATTATTAATGGTATGACTGGAGAAATGATTGGTTGGAAGGATGGCAACGATTATATATGGCAACCTAACGCAATTCCATATGCCGAGAGGGGATTAAAATGAAATTAAAAACCTTTTTATCAGGTGACATCAAGCCATTGACAGAGGGTGTTGCGAAAAAAAGTGATGTCAAAAAAATGGAAGCGATGGCAGATGATGTTATTAAGAGGATGAAAAAATTAAATGTAATGTTTAAGAAAATACATGATCCAAGCTCAAGTGAGCCATCACTCTATAATACGTTTAAGGATTGGGAAGATTTGACTCGTGATGTTGATAGAAGTTACGGTGGTTGGTTTGGTTATGTGTATGACAGTGATTATGTAGGGGATAAATAATGGCTATAGATAAAACAGTATCAAAGATGAAAGAAGGATCCTCAAATGAGGAAAGAAAACACGAAATTAATTTAGATTTGCTTGGGATTATTAAATTTAGGCAAGCAAGGAAGTGGTACATTAGTATTGCAGTTGTTACGCTGTTTGCTGTTATTCTTGCGCTCATGATATACTTTATGAGCAATGGAGTTGATGTACAGGGTGGATGGAAAGAAATTTTATTATTGATGTTAGGTGGGTTTGTTGGTTCGTTTGCTAAAGTGATTGATTTTTGGTTTAATAATGCTGAAGATGATACGAAGTTGTTAGAACATGCTGATGATTAACACATATATTTAAACTATTAAGATATTTATTAGTAAATGGAGATCGTTAATGTCCTATTATAAAGAAGCAATTATTAAACACATTGTCACTCACGTTGGAGAGGGAAAAGAGGAGTATCAAAAATTTTTTAATGACGCGTTAAAAAAGTTTGATATTAAATCTCCTGCAGAATTAAAAGGTGACAATAAGAAAAAAGAATTTTTCAATTATATAGAAAAGAACTATAAGGGTGGTGATACAAAGGAATCTAAAGTTGAAAAGCTTCGAGATATTATCAGGGGCATTGCTAAAGAAGAAATTCAAAGACGAGCTAAAAAATAATGCTGCATAAAATATCTAAAAAGAGGTTTAAAGAAATTATTAGGGAAGAAATTCAGAGATTGAATGAGGCAAATGAATCTACTTGGACATGGATATACAAAGGTATGTTGGGTGGGCTTAAAAAGGCTGGAGGATCGAATGTTAATTTAGAGGAAGTTGCGCGAGCAGCTGCATTCTTAGTCAAAACAGAATATGGTGCTGGTGCTAAAAACGATTTTATAAAAGCATTTAAAAAGGGTATATAAAATGAAGATAGACGACTCAACAATGAAATTAACTAAATTACAACTCAAAAAAATTATTAAAGAAGAAATTCAAAAATTAAAAAAGAGGCCCAAGATAGTTCAAGTGAAACGTAAGGGTTTGAGTGAAGGGCCTGCAGCTCTACCGGGTAATATTAAACGTTTTATGCAAAAATTTATTGATCAACTTAAAGGCTCAGGGCTAAATCGTAATAAACAAATGGCAGTTTTGGCTGCAGTAATAGACGGTATGGATATTCAACCAAATAAGTTGATGGGCTTAGTCCAGAAGGTAAAAGCCGGCATGGGTATTGATGATGGTGTGATTAAAGAATCTACAGACACATTTGATTATAACGAAATAGCCATAGAACAATTGCAAGACTCGATCAATGCTGATGCTAAGGCATGGATGGGAACAAGTTCAATTATGGAAAATGACAAGACAAGAGACATGGTGGATCACGCAAGGAAAAATGGCATTGAAAAGATAATGAGAAAGCTTGATCGTGTGTTGAGAAAATTATAATGATCAAATTAAAAGAACTAATTCCAAACAAGGCTTTTAAAAAGCTCTATGAGTACATTGATTTATATTCTCATAGAAGGAATGTTGACGAGTACCTAGAATCATTTAAGAAAGAATTAGACTCGAAGCGAGGCGGATCGTATGAAATGGATAGTGTAGAGTATGAGACAGATAGATGGGAAAATGATAGTAAAATACTCAAGAAGCGGGATCAGGCATTAAAAACATGGGCTGAAAATTTGAGGAAAGCTTTAAAAAAATCTTCAAATGAATTTGAAAAATTATGGAAGAAATAAGATGCTATTAAAAGAATATTTTATGAAATTGAATGGTACTCAAAAGGGACACATCTCAGATCTTCATCCTGCTAAGGCATTTATGCCAGTTGAAGGTAAAAGCAAAGAGCTTATTTCAATATCAAAGGATTTACAAACTTATAAGGGCAAAAAAGTTCCAAAAGGAAAATATGAAGTTCGTAGTGCTCGTGGTAAATTTGCATCTCTTGAACGAATACATGATATGGTAGACGGTGGTACAATATATGATTTAGTTCCCATAAGTGACATTAATAAGGTTGCTAAAAAATTAAAATGGGGCAAGGATGGATTTGATGAAGCCAGAACTATTAATGTAGAACCTAATTGGGAAGGTGTGTGGAGATTTTTTAAGCACATAGAGAAAACTAGCCCAGGACAATGGAATAAAATGAAGGGTGAGTTTCGTGATTCTTGGAAACAACTACAGAGAATGGCAGATAAAGAAGGATGGGTATCAGAATCTGTAAATGAAGCATCCGGAGATTTAAACGATGTGGGGTATAAAAAAATAAAAGCAGGATTTAAATATCTGGACAGTGTAGTAAAAAAATTACAAGCAGCAGTAAAAAAAGAAGATAGTAAAGAAACTATTAAATCGATAAAAGGGCTTAATGACATAGCGGGTATTATGTATGATATGATTGGAGTTGGACGATTTTATGAATCCATCAATGAAGCACTTCCTAGTCCTCCGCTTAAATTATCTAAATCACAGCTAAAAGGAATGATAAGACGTGCTAAAAGGGCTGGCGCTAAGGGTTATGATATTATTTTATCATTGTCTAGAGACTTATCTCTAACTTCTGATGAAATGGTTAGTACTCTTGAAAAACATCGACTGATTGGTATGACAGAAGGGCTCATTAATGATCTAAGGTTGGCTCTTGTGAAATGGGAAAGTAAGGAATATCCTAATGATAAAGTTAGATGGAATGACTATCATCGTGATATTAGACAGTTGGTTAATAAACATGGTCAAAAAGAACATGTAAGCGAAGTTGCGTCTCCTCTCATGGATACTTTAAAGCATGCTAAATTAGATGTAGATGAGTTAATTAGTGTGTCATCAGGTGATGAAGCAACACATGCTTATAACAATCCAAAAAGATCACGAAAGCTTTTAATGGCTATACGTAAATTATTAAGTAAGGTTAATTAATATGAAAAAATATATTGCAATAAAAGAAATAAAACCTTCATCAAAAATGATGAAATATTGGT